ATCCATTTATTTCTCCTTATTTAGCTGCTCAAGTTTCTTATCTAACAGCTCAAGCTTTCGATCTACTTCTTTGATCTTACTTTCCATTTTATAATTGCTCTTATTGGTATCATTGTACATACCAAACAATACAGGAGTGAGAAGTAAGAACACAGTAACAGCTGTTACCGCCGCAATAATTGCTATGGTCGATGAGTGCTTAGATTTATCCATATTGCCCATATACATATTACGAACATTATTGCTACTAGAAAAGCTGCCAGCTCTAGTTTGATTTGAGTTTCTAATTGTTCCTTGCGCCATCGTTCATTCGCTGCCTCCCTATGTTTTTTTATTCGCTCTAGTTCCTGTTGTTCTTGAATAACACCTACTCGCTTTACAACACGAGTATAGAGGTCACCAAGTTCTTCAGGACTATTGTATACCATAGTCTCACGAATTTGTTTCTGAAGCTTTTGAATCTCTATCATAGCATACTCAATATCAACAGCTGAACTGAGTAGTTCTTCTGCATTAGCTGCATCGAGGGATTTAGCTTCTGACTCTGCTAGTTTATCTTTTAATTGAGACAAGCAAGAAAAGAATACCTTTAATTGTTTGATTAGTTCAACAGTAATAGATAACTCATCTATCTCTACAGGCTCAGATTTTCTTTTTGTTTTCTTTTGAGGCTCTGAAATAGCTGCTTCTATTACTTTAGGTTTCTTATCAGGAAACAATTTGGATTTAATAAAACCCCAGATACCGACTACTTCCTTAGAAATACCTTTGACTTCATCAAAAGTTTTCTTAGCTTTCATCACAGTACCTTTGTACTCTTTGTAGAGTTCGCATCCCTGCTGTATGGCAGACACAGCAGCATTAGCCGCAGCAAGGATAGCCAACGGCATATTAGCCCTTTAACTCTTTAAAAATTTGAAACAGCTTTTGACCGATCAATAACACCGTATAGATGAGAGTCGCCCACAAAACTAATTCGCTTACTTGATACCCACAAACTGTTGCTAGGGATACTGTCAATGGTGGGGTGGCTTTAGTAATCATTGCTGCCCCCGTTTCTGTTGTATGATCTGTCATTTATTTCCTTTGATTGAAATATTACAGGTGTTTAATTACTTCTTCCGGTAGCACCGAACGTTCAGGATTATACTCATATGCTTCCCACCAAAGGAATTGGTTAGGTGCTAAGTATGCTCTATCTTTTAATAGATTAATATTCTCAGGATGACCAAAGATTTTAGGGTCAGAAATAGACCAGAGAACAATTCCCGGTTTCTTCTCTACCCAAGCCAGATGTTGAAAGAAGCTATCACAGCCAATCCAAGTCCGACATTCCTTGAGCAATTCCTTTAATTCATTAATAGATAAATTTTCCCGGAAATCTGTAACTAGTTGTTTTTCACCAGTAAGTCCTATTTGTACAACTGGCTCGTCAATTAACGAGATGAGTTGTTCCCAATATGGGTAGTTCTTGGGATTCTCTTTCCCGTTGTTTAATTTTTTAGTGTATGGTGAAATGATAATCATAAGTACATTGCCTCAAAAGCTGACTCAAGACTGTCAATCCAAACCCATTCATCCATCTTTTTATAAATATTCCATTGATCGAGATTACCAAATAAATCTTGAGCTTCAGCAATAGCCCTACCTGGAATTACTTCTGGATAGCATGTGAATACTACTGGGTTCTTTAGCTTAGGCAATACTTGACTAAATACAATATGATCACCCAGTCCACAATTAAGAACAACAATCGTATTGTCCTTGAACTTCATAAAGTTCTGAAAGATACGCTCATCATTCTCATATAGCTGCTGACTAGTCTCGCTACGAATACCGCCCTGTGGATTCTTAAGATGCCATGTAACAGCGTCAGGAACAACAACTACCCCATAACCCTTTTGGTATAAACCATAGGTGAATAGTGTTTCTTCTCTGTGTGCAACACGAGAGAGTCCTAAGTTATAATCATGTACACCAGCCCGATATATAAAAGTACAGTGAAGATGTTGAACATATTTCGGTTCCTTAATAATGCCCCATTGGATATTCGGCTCTGAGTCAATGTTATCAATAAGACCAGTTGAGTTATTTGTCTCGATCGAGGGTGGCGTTAATACTGACCCACCTACCGCACCGATCCTTGGACCTGTGTACTTTAAAAGATTCTGCAATACATTAGGCTCAGGGATAGCATCGTCATCAACGCGCCATACCCATTCATACTCCATTGTATTAGCCATTTGATGACTATAATGCTGACCCTTCTTTGCTGCGTATAACCATTCCCACTGAATGCCTTTGATAGTAAGCATCTGAAAGAAGTATGAGTAGACAAGTTCGTTACGCATATCTTGTGGCTCATCATTATCATCAAAGATAATTAGCTTATCAACCTTGTGAGTCTGATTAATGATAGCATTTAGAGTAAGAGGTAATGTAGTATGGTAACGCCCACGCGTAGCAACTGAACAGAGTACATTAGGCATTTGTCCACCTGCAAATCATCAAGTTACAACGGTTCAAATCGTTAATAGGTGGAGGTTCATTCGAAATAAATCCTGCCTCATTAATATATCCAAATTCAAATCCTGGAAAGTTCTGCTCTGACAAACCATGAAGCTTATGATGCTCGCCCCAAAAGCCAACAGGCTCATGGTGCGGTACTGTAATAAGTAGTCGCTTGCAATGTTGTTTGAGTTTCTCTACAATATGGAGTCCGTTCGAAAGGTGTTCAATAACTTCGAAGGCAATAATGGTATCGTAAAAACCAAGATTAAAGGTATTAATATCCGCAAATTCAAAATCACGGTTTCCCCAATCTTGCTCTTTGGCAACTTCAATAATTGTATGGTCGTAGTCAATACCCTTATATTGGATATCTCGTGGAAGAAATTGGCTACCAAAACCTGTAGAGCAACCGATTTCGAGAACGGTATTTCCATAGAGGTTTTGGTTAGCCCAAATGTAACGTGTGGCTTCGCGAGGTAATACAGGATCACCTTTTAAGAATACTGCTCGTTCAAAATTGTTTGTCAATTTCCAACGATACCAATCTGGCTTATATTCTTTCGCAAGCTTAAGCATATGTATTTCTAAGATTTGTTCCCAGTTAAATTCTGGGTCCAAACCGTAAACTGTTTTGTTATGTGTCCTCATAATTTCCATTAGTTTAGTTTATTTTCAAGAGCAATTAATCGCTCTGCCAATTCGATTGCGATTACTAAGGCTGCAGGACCATAGTTAACCGACAAGAAACCATATTCGTCCTTAAGGACCGCTTCTGCTAAAGCCAAAAGCATTGATTGTGCAGATACACCAACGTGTTTACCTTCAGCATCTACACGTTCATAGATACCACGTTTGACTTGAACTAAACGTTCAATTAAGTCATCTGGAAGTTCTTGCCAATTCTTTTTGAGACGATCATCCGAAGAACCTGTTACAGTTACTGCAGTTAATGCGCCAGTAGATGGTAAGAAAGATACTGCGTTTGTTGATGAAATAATTGGTGTTTGGTTTGAGCCAGAGGTAGCAACACCAACAATATATTGAGTAGTTGCTGCAGTACTATTTGTTGCGTTGATTGCTGTGGATGGGCCTGATCCACCAGTAGCACCTGAATATCCCGAGTAGCCTGAAGTACCTGTTGCTCCTGTTGCACCTGAATAACCTGAATAACCAGATGTACCAGTAGCTCCGTTAGAACCATTAATACCGCTATAACCAGAATAACCGGAAGTTCCCGTAGCACCGTTAAGACCTGAGTATCCGCTAAAACCGGATGCACCTGTCGCGCCTGTTGCGCCCGAGTATCCAGAATAGCCGGATGTTCCGGTTGCACCGTTAGTACCGTTTGTTCCTGAATAACCACTGTAGCCAGAGTAACCACTTGTACCCACTGCACCTACGTCAACAATATTCCAAGAAGCAAATGTACCGCTACCACCAATATAGTCAACAGTTACAGCCAAGGTTGTGCCGCTAAAAGCAGTAACAATACCTTCCATAAAGTTAGTTGGTGTAGTTGTATAAGCAATACGCACACGACTACCAACAGTAAATGCAGAAGCAGTTGATGCTAAGTTAGTTGTGAATGCTTTAGAACCTGTGCCAATTGCAAAAGAGGTTGTTGATGTAAGTCCTGCATAGCCAAGACCTGAGTAACCGCTGTATCCAGAAATACCGCTAAAGCCAGAAGCACCTGTAGGACCTGTAGGCCCAGTCAAACCAGAGTAACCACTAAATCCAGAAGCACCTGTAGGACCTGTTGGTCCAGTAGGGCCAGTAGCGCCGTTTGCACCACTAATACCACTATAACCTGAATAACCAGATTGACCGTATGCAATTAGGTTAGCAGAAAAGTATGTACCACTGCTGTCACTACTACCTTTTTGTAAAACTTGGCTAGTCGTATTTGATGTATAAGCAGTAAAATCAACATAGTCCGTTGAACCGTTTAAATACACAACTCGTGTAACACCTTGAGACAGACCATTCGCTGTCATCACTGTGTCTTGATAAATACCAAAAGTGTTGCCGTTTTTACGAGCTTGCAGGTTCGTTTGACCTGTTGACAGAATACCAGTTGCCCACCAACCTTGTAGTGTAATATTATAGTAACCCGCTATGTTTGGCGTAAATCGTTTTGTAGAAGGATCCCACCAATTCTTTGGGTCAAATGTGTCGACAAAAGAAATTAATGTATCCGAACCAGATGCGATTGTTTGATCAGTGCTTAAAGAACCACCAGCAAGATATGTGCTAGGTGTCAGCATACCACCGTCTTGACCGGAGTAACCTGAGTAACCGCTGTAGCCAGACGTACCTGTAGCACCTACTGCACCACTGTATCCTGACCAACCACTTACACCAGAGCCACTATAGCCGCTAATACCACTATAACCTGACCAACCAGAAACTCCGCTACCAGAATAACCAGAAATACCTGACCAACCAGAAATACCACTATAACCTGAAATACCAGAGTAGCCGCTAATACCACTGTAACCCGACTGTGTGAACATTACTTGTGTAGCAGTAATAATTGCGGAGGGTGTCTCTGGAGTCGTTGGTGTTGTGCCTGCAGCAATAGTCTCTAAATAAATAGTTGTGTCTTCGGGTTGCCACATGACTTGAAAAAAGTCATTAGCTGCTACAGATACAACATAGTTAATAGCTGCAATTAACTGTCCATGAGTACCACCGTGAGACAATGGAATCTGATAAACAGAGTTTGAATCGGTCACATCACCTGTAGAACCTGTATCATTTTTACGAAGCCATACATTTACGTTGTTGTTTGCACTTGTTGATGTTTCTGTATTTGTAAACTGCAAAGAATACTGAATGTTATAAACACCAGCATTTGTAAAGTGAATCTCATTTCCATTCTGAATGCTTACACCTTGGCTGTTAGCATCTGAGTTACCTAAGTTAATGGCATATGCAGTTGTTGTGTTAGCAGCGAATTGATCGGTAGTATCCCAGAAAGAACCCCACGAGCCAATAGCCCCGCCAAGACCCGATTTACCAGAGAAACCGGAATAACCGCTAATACCGCTG